TTATTTTTATGACTACCATCACAAAACCCTGCTCTGTCCTTTGTTCTACCACATTGACATTTATTTTTTTCCATTATTTTCTTGTTTTTTCAAATGATCTACCACCAAAGTATGCTCCTACCATAAGCAGTAGTAATTGATTGATTGTTTCTAAGTTATAGTCTAGAAAAAATCCTAAAGTGTATGCAATAAGCATAAATATTAAAGATAATGGTCTAACATTTTGACTAAGCCATGAACCTGAACTAGCATCAGCCTCCCATCTTCTAGTAACAGCCTCCATTTCTGCAAGATCCATTTCTAAGAGTTTTAAAGCCTGATCTTTATCTACTGGAGGTAAGGTATTATCTTTCTGTATAATGTTCTTAACTAAGCCCAGTACACCTTTGTCAGGTACAACATCAAGTAGATTGTTTATCAGACCTGACTTTGCTAGTAGCTGACCTACCTTTGTCTCTCTTAATGGTTTCCTTTTTTTCTTCTCTTGGCTCATAAGGTTTATATTTTGTTACTTGTGTTATAGGATCTCTATAAGCCTCTATAACTTGATTTCTATTTCTACCCTCTCTGTAACTTACATGCACCCACTTAGGTGATCCATCTTCATTACTAAATTCCCATATCAATGTATCAAACTCTAGGTTATCTTTTATATAGTTAAATATATCTGTATTAGACACCTTAGTAAAATCCATATCTATGTCAAGAGCTTGACCTTGCATATGTAAGCTAGTTTTAGCTCCTCTAATAGCTTTATTTAGTTTTTCTCCTCTATAACCACTAGAAACATGTATAGGACACTCAAAATGATCTCTAATTGGCTGAAAAACTTTGTTTGCTATTGTTTTAAGGTTTTCTATGTGTTCCTTAGTAGGATAATTATCAATACCTAATCTCTTTGCTGTTTCTGATCTTACTACTTCTGCTAAAGATAAATTCTTACTTAGTTTCATAATATTCTAAATTATAGTCCTGTTTTAAATAAAAGTTTACTGATTAGTTTATTCCATTTAAATTTAAACCATCTGTTAAAATCTCTAAATTTTTGTGCTAACCACTCAAATATTCTTGCCATAGTTTATTTTTTTTCTAAAAGTTGTATTATTTTAATTACTGTATACACCAAAGTTGCAATTATTAGGAGTGATTGTAATGCTTCATTTATTTGTGCATTTGTAATTATATAAACTACAACTCCTAAAACTGTTGGCTGAAATCCTTGCATTATCTTTTATGCCTATTTATGACAGCCTGTATACTGTCTAATCTTATTGTTATTTCCATTGTTAGTCCTGCTTCAAATTTAGCAACAGGTGTGGAATTTTTATATATTACTATTGTTGGGACACTTTTAATTGATTTTTTTATATTATCACTTTGATCCTCTACAAAAGCATATTGTACTTTACTGTTTCTTAATTTATCTAAACCTTTATAAGTATTGTTTTGATTCCACTTATAATTAAAATGTACTGTAGTTATATCTTGACCATAACTAAATACACTAAACAGTAAAGCTAATATTAGTATTCTCATTTTCTTATTATTTCAAACAGTTTCTCATCAATCTTCTTGACAGTTTCATCAATCTCCTCTACCTTTTTATTTGTATTAATTATATTTTCTCTAATAAGCTGATCCTTAAGGTCATATTCTGTTCTAGATACCTCAGGCTCAGGTAATGCTTTAGCCTCCTCTATTTCACCTTGTAATGCATACCACATACCTACAAGTGAAAATATACCTGCACCTAGCATAATTAAATTTTCTATTGAAATGTTTACTTTTTTCTTTTTAATATTATCTATATCTAGTTCACTCATATCTATTTATTTATTTATTTATCCAACAATGTCAGGATCTGCCCATGCCATATACCAATATGCATCACCATTACCATTAGTTGTACCATACTGAGAGTTTACTTTAAATCCTGTACTTGTAAAATCAAATACTTGAGTATGATTAAACCATGCAGTATTACTACTTAAGTTTGTAACTCTTAAATCAGTATTACCTGATTGATACCTATTAGAACATAATACTGTAGCAGTATTTGAACCTTCTTTTGCTGTACCTACCCATACCATACTAGGCTGAAAACCACAGTTTATTTCAGGTCCATCTGTACTAGATCCATTTCCTGTGTAAGTTCCCATAGATGATACTCCATCAACAGGAGAAAAGGTCCACATTAACATAGACTGATTGTTTAGATTTACCCATTCTCTTGTACCAATCCTTACACTACTTGAAGATGCTGCTGTATCTTGCCATGTCCAATAGTCATCAGCACATCCACCATAAGAAATTTTATGCCTGTCTGTCCAACTAGCACCAATAGGTCTACCTGTCCAATCATAGTTAGAATCTCTAGTTTTACAAATAGGAAAAACATTACTTGTACCTAAACCATGAGATACATTTCTATAACTAGCATTTCCAGTATATGTTGTCATTGACATAAGTATATCAGAATTTACATCAGGATTGGCTGTATTTCCACCTATTTTCCAACAAAATGCCATGTAAGAGTTATTATATCCATTTAAATCACTATTACTTCCTATTGTAAAACCACCTGAATCAAAAGAGATAAATCT